TGTATAATTACCGCTACTATAAGGAGATATTGTGAAATCTATAGTACCCGATGTTTGTGATGAACCTGTAAGTTCGGTAGCCAATGATGCTGCATTTGCAGGAGAAAGACGTATAGTTGTAGAATCTGCTGATGTACTAGAATTAAGTGGATATACAGATTCTATGGGTGCAATTGGTTCTTCAAATCTATAAAGTAATAATGTATCATCTTTAACGGTAGGGACTTCACCTTGCACCATATCGTTTGTGAAAGAAGCACAAAGATGTATTGCTTCCATTATCCCTCTAAACTTTCCTCCTTTCCCACCAACAAATATAGGATTGTTGTTTTTCAACAAAATATAATTATCATTATACAAGGTTTGTTCTGCCATCAATATACCATTTATGTAAAGTTGAACTTTCTTTGAGTTGAAAGTAGCAATAACATGTATTAATGGTCTATGATTAATATTCAATGTTGTGGCATCATCATAACTGCTGTTAAATCTATTATATGAATCGTGTATACCTGTAAATGTAGAAGGTGGAAATATAGTACCGTCATACCCATTACTAGTCAAATAAGCAGTAGTTAATTGAATTGTTTCTATTTCATTTTTTTCAGTATCAAGTAAATTTAGATTGAAAATAGCAGGGCCGGGTGTGTCTACATTTCCTAAAGATAAACTAAAACAATTTTCTTTTTCTACTATTACTCCACCGCAATCAGGTACAACCCAAGCCTCTATAGTAATTTCATCTGTTAAACTTAATATGTTATCTGAACCGGAATTAGGATTAGAATTAAATAAACCTCTGCTAGTATTATCTGTACTAGAATTGCCTTGTGGTATTATTATACTATCAGTCACACCATCAAAAAAGAAAGCATGATTAGTAGTAGAAATAACAGGCATCTTAAAACATCCAATCGACTGGTAAAAATACCATTTTAAATCTATATACAGTTTCACCAGCATCATAATCTATTGAAAGTTTTTTGACAAAACCTTGTATACCTGTTGATTTATCTGTTTCTGAAAATTCTGTACCAACGGCCATAGCCGCTGTAGCACCTTTATTTTCCGGTGATTTATTGCGACCAGTAGGCATATGAAAATTTCTTGCAACATAAGTTTCATTGCCTACATTTACCATTGAATTAAATGGTATCTGTATACCTACTATGTAATCTCCACTATTATCTGTCGGTCTTACGAAACCATCATTTTCTCCATTCATTTTATACATTCTGAAATTTCTAATACTAAAATCTTTATTTCCTCTCAAACCACCAGTTCTTCTTGAGTTGTTTATGATACCGTACAAGTCTTGTACTTTATCACCTGCTGATTTTTTAATGCTATTAACACCACCTCTAAATATAGTCATTTGAGGTTTTTTTGTAGATGTGGTAGTACCTGTTCTTGGAGTGAAAATAGGTGTGTTGTTATTACCAATTTGACCACCTAGCACTTGAGTAATTTTAACTATAACATTTTGTCTAGTTTCACCAAACCGTGTCTCATCGAGTAATTCAGTGGTAAAAGAAGAAGAATATTCAGCATTAATGAAAGCCTGTATTGCAATTGCTAAAGATGCTCCTCTTACGGCATTATTACCACTCACATTAGTAATTATCTTAATAAATTTTTTAGTACCTAAATCTGTTATATTAGTATCATCGTCAGTAGTTGCAACTGTTGCAAAAGTGCCACTAGCATTGTCAGCCACTCTAACAAGAGGTATATATTTTGGATTACCGGAAGCATCTTTTAACGTGATGAGACACCTGTTCGATGCTATTATTTCATCACTATCAAAACTACTAACTACACTACCTAGTAAGTTGTTTAAATCGTTAGTTTTCACCCATACACTAGACACAGTAAATGCAAAGTTACTAACACTATTATTAATCATACAATTTATTTTTGCACTAGCACCTATACCTGCTGTTTCAATATTATCATCTACAAAAATTCCATCTATCATAATCTCAGCATTTTGCAAATTCAAATCAAGATTATATCTACCTCCACCACCAAAAGGTATGGAACTACTTCCTGCTTTTCTGATGGTTTCAAGAGTTATGCTGGTAGCATCCAATTCAGTAAAATCTCCATTTTCATGAATTAAACGAATAGGAGTACCTGCTGCAACCATTTATATCATCTTCCTCTAAAACTAACTTTTCTTTCCACTTCTTTTTCAATAGTTTTACTAATAGCATCTGCTAAGTCACCAGCCAAACCAGTAACATTTACGTTTATACCTAGTTGTTGCTTTGTAGCACCAACGGCATCACTAGCAACATCACTAGCAGCATCACGAGCGTCACCAGCAAAATTTGCTACACCTGAACCCACTTTATAGATTATAGAATCTTTTATTCTACTTTCTAATTTTTCTATACCGGACTCAACATCATTTTTAAAATTATCAAAATAACCTCTCATAGTGGCAAACAAATCAAAATCAAACAATGCTTTAAAATTTTCAAAATAACCTTCTAAAGTACTAAATAAATTAAAATCAAATAAAGGTCTTATTCTATTATTGTAAATGTCGCTTATTTTGTTAATTATATCGTTCCATACAGTAGAAATCTTATCGCCCATTTTAAGAAATAGATTTATTATCGAACTTGCTTTGTCTGATAACCAATCAAATTTAGGTTTGATGTATTCATCATACCATCCTGCGAGTTTTTTATACACGTCATGTATTGCTTTACCCGCTTTGTTAAATGCATCTGCAAAAAACTGACCAATATTCTGTACACCACTACCTATTTGTGATACAGTTTTCATTACCGTTGCAGACATTCGTGCAACGCCGCCTAACGCACTCATCATAGAAACTAACGAAGACATTAGAACTCCTCCTCGTTCAAGAAGCCGTAGTCGAGGCTAATAGTTTCATTGTCATTTTGTGAAGATACTCTTGCTCTTTCACTTTCTTTTTCTTGTTCATCGTCAACCGCCAAAGCCCAAGATAAAGATTGTTGGAATGTTTTAATATCCATTTGATTCACTTCCATTAATGATATGTTATAATGTTTGGCTACTCTATATGCGAACAACTCAGTTTGTAAACGTAAATCATCAGATGTTTCTATAACTTTTTTCTTTAGAAACTTCTGAATCATTCGTTGTTCGCTTTGGTAAACCCCCCTTGCATTGCCTCGGCTAATTCTTCAGGTCTAGGTAAAACTGATGCTATTTGCTCACCAACATAAGTCGTTAGTTGCGTCATTTCTTGAGGAGTGAGAGAAGGATTGGTTTCTACTATCCAATTTGAAAAAGCATATCTCCAATACGATTCTAAGTTTAAAGTAACTTCACCACCTGTCATATCGAACATTTCTTGTGCTGCTCGCTGTACATCTAAAAAAGTAATTTCTCTTATCCAAATCTCCATTATGGCATCTGGGTTATTAGGGTCTACTTTTATTTCGTGTTTTTCATTATTCTTCTTCGTCAATATTTGGTTCTTGTCCACTATCATTATTGTTCACTTCCTCGTTTACAGCCGCTTCAGCGGGGGCATCCGATGATTCCTCAACAGCCTCTTCCGAGGGGGCTTCGGTTTCATCATGTGGTTGTGTTTCTTCGGTAATACCTTCATCATCTCTCTTTAGTCTAAGAACGACTTGGGCTTTTGTACCTCGAATTGTTAGTCCACGTTCTCTGCATATATCTTGCAGTTCACGTATTGTCATAGAATTATAATCGATATCTACAGAAAAAGGTGAATCTATGACTTCTTCTACTTCTTCTACTTCTTCTGAAAGAACATCTTCTGCCGCTGTGACCCAAGCAGGTGCAGTCAACATAAGAAATAATTCTCTATCAATTGATTTTCTACTAGGTTGTGACATTAAGAAATTAAATTTATTTTTAGTCAAATCGACAGTTGAATAGTCATTTTTATGAATCCAATTTATGTAAGCACGTTTGCCGTGTTTTCGATAATATCTTACTTTTTGTATAGCCGTTAACATATTATCACCTAAGAATGTAGTACCGTGTCAGTTGCTAAAACTCTAATGTTTTTAGGCATGATTTTTAATGTGGCTCTGATAGCACCTTTATCTTCAGGTATTGGAAGTGGTGCTTCTACAATATAGTAATCGTCAGTAACTATGTCTATACTTTCTCTTGTAGCACCAGTACCTTGTTTAAGGAAAGATAATTGTATCATATCTGCATCAGTAGTGTCTGTAGTAGTTTCATCAAAGTTATGTACTGCTCTCCTCATATTATGATAGAATACAGGGTCGTCTACAACAATTTCCATATCAAGTTCGTATTCAGTTTTACCTTCAATTGAAAGTGAAGGATTTCTTGAACCAGCAAACGGAACTTGGTCTGTTGCAGAATCTGCTATATTTGAACCATTAATTACATAATGCTGTTCTACTCCAGTTTTTGCATTTAAGGTAAAAGATATGACTTGACCTAATGTTTGTCCGGCTACTTTTATTGTACCGTTGTAAAACATGAATGGTTTTTGAGTACCTTTTTCAATACCGGATTTCTTTCTTTTAATATCAGTTTCAGCAGTTTCTTCAAATAAACGATGAATATCGTATCTATCTCCTGCATTACTACCTTCTAATCTACCAGTATCAGTATAACAAAGAGCAGCATCAAAGTTAACTGTCATCCTAAGAGCAGCATCGTTATCAGCAGTAAGAACAAAATCTTTTACTTTACAACCACGAAATACACGAGTAAGTTGTTTAGAATCTGTTGCACCACCATCAGTTGCTTCAATTACTGCTGAACTATCTATATCTCTTCTTCTTATGCTAGTTTCTAATGAAAAAGAAGGGAGATGAGATTTAGAAAATATTAATTTTGAAACTGGATTTTGTAGATTACCATTAGATTCTCTATGAGGAGAACTAGTAGAATTGTCAGCAAGATATTTTATAAATTGAAGAGTACGACCTGTAGGATGTGAAAAATTTAATGGGCCATCTAGCCAAATAGTACCTGCACCACCTGTATCATGAATCGCTACAATTCTTCTCACTTCTTCAGGTCGAGCCTTTGTGATTATATTAGATGCACCTACAGTTGGGAATATACCATTTGTAGTTTCTTCTCTATAACTATTAATGTCAATATCATCATCAGAAGTTGCTACAATAACTACGTAATCTCCTGCAACTATATTACCACTAATAGTAGGTGCATTACTATCATCGCTACTATATATTATTCTACTAGCACCCGCTTCAACAGCACCGTTTAAGGCAAAAGCAGCACCACCAGCATGACCAGTAATATTTACTACTTCGTTACCTAATGCGTAGTACAACCATCGAGAATTATGTAAATTGTGTTCAAAAGACCCCCCTACATTGGTGAATCTACCCGGAACTTGTACAGCAACATCTCTTCCAAGACCAACTACATGATATCTTTTCAAATCAACTTTAGTTTCAGGTAATGCTATTACATTCATTATTCCAACAAACTGGTCAGTTAACACTCTTTCGGCAGAAGCATTTGCATTTGCAGCATATGTCATTGCTACATCCATACTTGGTGCAGTATAAGGTAAAATTTCTATAATTTCAGCAGTAGAAGCAGATGGACAATCATTATCATGTTTAGTTGTTAATCTAGGATGAATAGTCAGTTGTGTTTTACTGCCAACAACAGCGTGTTTTACTATTGTGAAGATAGAACCATTCGATGCATTATCATCTGCATAAAATCTATTTCCACTAGTTTGAGTCATACCGTGAAAACAAAGTTTTGCACCTACTAACATACCTATAGGATATTCTAATTTACCACTATAACAAGGTGTGTTAGCAGCACCTCCACTAAATTCTATTATACTCGTTTCATCTGAAGCCCAAGTTCCACTTGCTTTCGCAGTAAATATAAAACTTGAAGAATAGTCATGAGTTAATTTCATACCACTTTCGTGACCGAAAGAAATTTCTGATAAATCACCTTTATAGACTGTTGATGGCATAATTTTTCACCTCATGGTATTTGTTCTGCAAAGACTACGACCTCAATTTGAAAGGTCATTCGGAACAACATCTTGCTCCGGTCAGACAGGTCTGTACGGGTTTTATATACTAACCTATCGAAGTTAACCCCATCTCCTTTGCGATTTAGATGGGTACACCTCCTAATTTCATTCTCCATTTGCTGAAGTCTCTTTCTGCTTTTTGAAGTTCTAATGTCAACTGTAATATTTATTCTAGTGGTTACAAAATCATAAAGAATATCAGGTATTTCTTCGTTATGTGCAGTCTCAAATACTAAGACATAATCACTGTTTTGTAAATTTATACGCTTACCTCTTTCTGGAGAAGTTTCTGCAATATCTATAATTATAGGTTTGATATTTTCTGTGTTAGCCCTATTCCAGTTATCCTTGAACGTATCAATTACAACATCGAGACCTTCTTTGAATGTTGCAACCATTACTTCCTCACCTTTATCACTTTGTTAACTTCTACATGGTATTCATATAAATCAGGTATGATATTTTTACCGGATTTTTTTAATTTATATTCTTTCAATAAGGGTGATTCAGTTAGCATTCTTTTATCAACCACTTGTTCGATATCTTCTTCACTCAGTATGTCATTATATTTTTCTTGTGAAACTTTCATTTCTCTAAGACTAGGTGGGTATTGTGTAAAACCTTCATTCAATTCTTTTTGAAACTTCTTATCTTTAGTAAAATCTGCAATAAGAGAACGTTCAAATTCCTCTCTACTCTCTTTACCGAGCAAAGTTTCTCTCTTAACCAAAGAGAACCACCTCTTTATATCGAGCCATAGTTCTATCTACATCTGCTCTATATAGTTGTATTTTAGATGCTAAATCAACATTCTGCGAACCTTCGGGTATGAGTATACTCCTATCATCACTCATCAATAAATCAATAGCAACTAATTTTGTACAAGCATCTTCAATAGCCTGTTCAAGATATCTTTCACCATAGATGTAAGAAGTTTTAATTGCATTCCACTCAAAGAATGGATATGAATTGTTGAAGTAAATTATACCCATTTCGTGGTCAAGCCACCAATCTCTCAACCTACCTTGGTCTCCACTAGAACTCCCGCCTTGTAAATCTACAACTAAAGAATGTTGAGTAAGAGCACCACCAATAGCGGATAAATCACTACCAACTACAATTGTACATCCTGTAAAAGTTGTCGATGTTTTTCCTGTGTAACTGAAAACATCCCCACTAGCATCAACAACAACTCCAGCATCAACAAAACCATTAGTACTATCTACTGTAATAGTTGTACTATTAAGACTACTAAATGTAGCATTAGCCTGTGTAGTTTGATTAATGCTTATGTTGGAATTAGTAGTTACTATACTACAAGTTTCTCCGCCTTTTGTACCTCTCATGCTAGTAACTTTGACTATACCTGTACCATAATCAGAATTGGCTGAAGCATAAAATTCGTTATGAAGTGCAACATTAGCGGTATTACCTTCAAGTGTAAAAGCAGGACTAAAATCAATAGCAGCCTTACTTACTCTATTTTCTTTGTTAATTAAGTCTGCAAGATTTTGTGCACTAGTAATTTTGTCAAAAGCACTTCTCCATTGATTAGTACCAGTACCTATAGTTAGTGTAGCAGCACTACCATTACCCGGAGACATAACAATAGAACCAGAAAGTGCTTGTACGCTGTCAGGGATATGTATACGTGCTTCTGCCGCACCAATTTCTCTATAGTCATCTCCTTGCCATAAGCAGAGGAGTCGTTCCTACGTAATCTGTATAGTATCTACGCCTGTAAGGTTTGTATGTATCGAAATTAATATATTCTGCACTAACAAGGTAGGGTCTCCAAGCATTATGAGTTTCATTATCTATCTTGTCTTGCATACGTTTTATGATAGTCTCTACTTTTGTTTTAGTAAGACCTCTTGTTCTACCATCGGAAAAAGATGCTTGATTCTGCACATAACCGTTATCTGTTGTTTCATACAAACCGGGATTAATTGCAGACGAAAATGCTAGTTTCACACCACCTGTTGATGTAGTTATACCAGTAATTACACGTTCTAAACCCATAGGGTCAGCATCACTGTAGATAAGTATTGTATCTCCTACACTAAAACCTATGGCTCTGTAATCAGAACCTGTAACAAGAACCGCATTTGCTTCTGCATTAGCAGACATCAACACCGCTTCTTGTGGGCCTATATCTAACAAATCTGCTACTTTTTGTGCAGTAGTATATACTATAGCATCAGGGTCTAAGGGTCTTGTTTCGCCTTCACCGGGATTGAATACTTGGGGCATACATACAACTCACTTTTAATTAAACCCAAAATCTTGGAGACTGGTTTGCCCCGTAACTCCAACTTGAGGTCTAGGTTCAGGCATAGGTTCGGGCATAGGTTCAGGTTGAGATTGAGGTTGTGCTGACATATTACCAATATATTCCATTATTTTTTGATGGTCAGGTCCTACTGCATCTATCGCTTGTCGAACCATTTCTGAATGACTCATGGGTTGAGCCATAGGCTCAGGCATAGGTTCAGGTTGAGGTTCAGGTTGAGGTTCATGAGATGGTTTCTGCTTCATTTGTGCTGCTTGCCCATCCTCATTAAAATGATGTTGCGGATACATATCAGTAAATTTGTCATGATGTGCATGGTCTCCATTAGGTCCTGAAACGTGATGACCGTCATTATTAACTGCTAATGGATTCATAGCCATTTTGTTACCTAGTCTTGAATGGTCTGCAAGGAATTTTAAATTATATGGATTTTCTGGGCTAACAGCGTTTAACATCATACTACTCACCAATTTATTCTTAGTATCTGCATCTTTACTACCATGCATTCTATGTGCTAAAGAATTTATATATTGTGATAAAGACAAACTATCTTTACCAACATGTTTTTTACCTAATGTTCCATGTGATTTACCTTTGTGGTCCATCAATTTCATACCCGGTGGCATGGCTATTTTTTGGTGTTTATAATAATCTCTTTGTTTTCTTGCTTTCATAAAATCCCAAGTTAAATCAAATATATCATTCATAATCTATTCACCTCATCTCTATGCCCTTTGTTAAATTCCATCGGTTTGCCACAAGCCCCACAATCTGCTCTCCACATAAAATGAAGCATACCACAGTATGTACATCTAGTCCCTGCACCTATATTCAAAACATCGCCAACATTTTCTGTTCTCGCTCGCTGATTTCTTGTGACTCCCTTTAATGGATTTGCCTCATCAAAAACTGAACCGCTATCATAAGCGGTATCAACTCTAACGTTTTGTTTCTGTGCTCTCGATATATCGTCAATTTCTAATGTTCTAACATCGAAACCCATTCATATCCCTCACTCTCATGCGTTGCCTGTTAAAGATAATATTAGATATACGTTACCTAAAACAGTAATCGGTTCTACTGCTACTAATGTAGAGCCGGGTGTAGATGCTGCCGCATCTGTCATTGCTTTACTCACACTACCAGCGGTATTGTATGCACCAAGATTATTTGGCGAAAAATCCGCTGGCGAGAAAGGTCCAATTACTTGTATTTTAGGACTAACTGCCATCTAAAACACCGCCTTAGCGTTGTCCTATTGCTGTAAATCTACCACTTTTGTTGTTACCTGCATGCACTATATCGAAAGTTGTATCTCCACTGTTAGCAAAATGTGCATGACACATATCTGCTGCTGATGGATTAACGGTGACGGATAAGATACTACTTAGTTGACTGCTTAGGTCTACTGCACCTGTTGCTACACCGCCACTTATTGTATATGTTCCTGTTACCATGTACATGTTTCCTAATACTGCTGGTCTATCATCAATTGTTACTGTTATTGCCATAATTTATCACTCCATTGTTTGTTCTTCTACCACTTCAGTGGTTTCTTCTGTTTCGACCACAGGTGGTGCTGGATTTAGATGTTCCTCAACTAAACCCAATAATGCACCTTTTGTCCTGTAACCAGCACCGAAAGAAACTCCTTCTGCTTTCAACCATTTCTTAATGTCTCCTATTCTCCAACCGGAGTCAGGTATTCCATCATTTAATTTATCAACGGTCTTTGCTTCTGCACCTGTAATTACGTAGTTTTCATTTAAACTACTACCAAACTCGTCAACCCACTTTTGGCTAACTTGGTAAGATATACCACGATACACTGTGTATGTCAATCCTCTCGGTGGAGGACTGCTGTGGTATTTTCCTATGTATTTTACTTGTGGCATGAAGAATCATCTCAGTTCAATAATAGCACCGTTACTTGTACTACTTGGTTTGCACCTTCAGAGTCTATGATTAGACAAGGTAGTGAACCACCTGTTGCTAGTGGTGCTGTTGCATCGTCTGCTCCTACAAGTCCAGTGTTGGTCATTGTTACAGTTATGTCCTTAGCAGCGGTTGCTGAGGCATATCCTACGATTCCTAGAATCTTTGATGCTCCGGCAGAGAACAGTAGAGGTTCTACTGTTGCCGCTTGTACGACGTTACAAGTGAATGTTACCATTCTCAAACTGCCTACTGCGTTTCCATCTGCATTCTTTGCATTGAAACCTGCTAATGTACCGGGGTATGAACCTCCGCTGTTTCCATTTAGCCAGCCAGTCTCGTCTACTGGTGTACCAGTTCTCATGTCTATATCAGCCAGTATGTCCACCAATGTGAAGTCGCTGTCTGCTACTTTTATGCTTAATCCTTTTTCAGTTATTGTTGTTGTTGCTACCATAATTTATTCCTCCATTAATCTCCACAAAAACCTTACTTAAGGTCTCTCACCTGTCCTTGTGCTCCAAAGAAAGTCGTCCAAATTTCACCCATTGTTCGGTAAAGTCCTTCCTGTCCTAGTCTGTTTATTGCGAATGGGTCTCCTGTCTCTATACCAGACTCAAAGTATTGTGTTGGTATTGCTGTACTGAAGTGTAGGTAATCTGTATCTAGTAAATACATTCTAGCAATTGTGTCTTTTGCCACATCTTTAGATGGGATGATTGGGACACCGTTGTATGTTGCTACGATGAATCCAGCCTCGATACCGGGTACACCCTTTACTCCATTGTAAGTAGGTGTAACTCTCTTCTCTTCCATGAATCTTTGTTGAGATTGTAATAGTTGTTGTAATCTCATCAATGTATCATATCCAGTTAGTATAACTTTTGGATTTCCACCACGTACCCAAAGTCTTTGGAATATATCATCCAAGACATCTAGTGATAGAACTCTGTCAGTTGCTGTATCGCTAACAATATTGTTACTCATTTCAGCATTAGCCCAAGACCTATTTGCTTCTCTACCAATACTGTATATATCTAAGTTACTGGTTGCTGAAAGAACATTATGGTCTGCATCTAATCCGGTTTTTGAATTAGCGTCATCATTATGTGCTGCTGTAATTCTGTCAAGTGACTCAAAATTGTTACCTGCTGTATTGTCTACTTTGTCTAACAACATTTTGTTAATAGATTCTGCGTGATGTTTACCCATTTCTTCTTTAAGAACTGAGCGTATATCTCCCATTCCGTCATCCTTGTCAGCAAGGAAGATAGCAGTTTCAGACATATCGAATGTATGAGCGATTGTCTTTGGTTTTGCTGCTATGTGCTGGAATGTTGGCCTTTGTGTGTCAGGTAATGTTGCGTTTTCTGCAACTCCACCAAGTAATGAACCAGTGGTAGCATCTGAAGGCTTGCCAGTTATAACACGCCATCCTGACCTATCCCAAGGTTTCTTTGGTAGAATTGAGAAAGCGTTGAACTCTTGGTTCAATTGTGACCACACTTTGCGTCCATAAATTGCTTGGTATGTACCAGCAGTTGTGGACAACATTGGGCTGTCAGCCTTCAGTAATTCGCTACCGGAGTATGAGTAACCCATTGCGTTACCTGCTCCATAATAGTATCTTTCCATATCAGTTATTGTTCTTACGTAATTTCTTGCCATTTTATTCACTCTCCCTCAAAGACTCGACCTGCGAGTTGATGTACTTCATCCCAAGACATTTGTGCTAGGTCAGAAGTTGATGGAACTTCATGTTGTGGTGCAGCAGATTTTTGTAGTGTTTCTCCTACTTCTGCTGGTGTACCAATACTATCAATTCTTTCTGATAGTTCAGCAATTGCTTTTGTAATAGCATCTAAAGGACCACGAGCATCGTAAGATGCTGCTTCTGCTTTTGCTATTTCTTCTGCACGTTCTGATTGGTATCTTGTAGCAAAATCGTTTTCCAAACTGCTGCGGAATTCTTGTTCAAGAGCCGCTGCTTTGTAAACTTCATATGCTGCTTCTACATCAGATGCATCTAAATCTGTAGGATTCAAGAAATCTGATTTCTTTACATCTCCACCGCTGTTGAGTTTAGGGATTGCTCCTGTAGATGGATTTCCTCCTTCTTGTTGACGTAGAGGTGCTTGTCCACCATTAGTTACGTCACTACCTTGTAATTCACCGGGCGTTGAACCCATGTTTTGTTTTGCAACTGAATCACCATCAAAGTGAGCACGAGCAGCCATTGTGTCTACTCCTGCACTCTTTAGAGTATCTTCCATCCAGTTTAGGTAGTCGGATGTAATAACATCAGAATATTCTGTATCAGATTTTTTCTTATCATCTTTCGATTCTGCTTTTTCATCCTTGCTTTCATCTTTTTTATCTTCAAGGAAAGCAGGTTTTTCTCCTTTTTCCATTGAGTCAAGACGTGACTCTAATCGAGAGAGCACGTCGGTCATCTGGTTCATTGTATCATCTTCTGTCATTTTATTCACCTTGTTTTTTTCTTCTTGTTTATCTTCCTTTAATATTCTGAATGTTGCTTCCGGGTTTATTCCTTTTTCACAAATTGTGATTTCATGGAGTTCGAGTTTACTGATTTCTTGATAATCGCCATGTTTAGGGTCTGATTTTCTGACTCTCTTGAATGCCTGTCCACCGATACTAAAGCCGCGTAATGCACCTTTTCGTATTTCAGCAGCGACTTCTTTGGCTTTTTCAATGTCGTCACGTAGTTTTATTACAACAAACATTCCGACATCATCCACTTCGCTTTTCCACAACCTCCCTTCGCTATCCGTATAATTTGGAATTACATCTCCGACTTGTATATTGGAGTGTGCCAATTGCACATTCCTATAGGATGGATTTTGCATAAATTTTGTAAATCCATCTTTTAATGCCCCTTGTGTTATTAAATCGCCTTGCTTGTCCACCAGTTCAACACTGGCATATCCTGCAACAATGAGTTCATTCCCTGCTTTGAGTAAACTGATGGGTTCATCAGAGGGTTTGTACTGTAGTCTCGGCTGCACACTAATTCCTGTTTGGCTTGTTATGATACTTATATGAAACGGTTTAGTAAGTATCTAAATCTTCTTCTATTTCTTCGTGATTTTCTTCAGAAATCTTTCTTTTTTTATCTCTACCGGGATATTTTTCAGGTTTTTCCATATCTTCAGTAGGTCTTTCCAACATATCCCAATCGGGCACACTTTCTTCAGAAGTTAAACGAGTAGGGCCACGAGGACTTTCCACTTGTGCCCCTACATCAATTCCTAATCCTCTACCAGCCATATTACTATGTCCTTTTTCTAATATATCTAATGCTCTTGCAATCAACTCTAATGTCTTTAACATCTGCTTTCTTTTTGGCTTCATTATTCTGGATTCATCATCAGCATCTATTATACCTGCACTTTCTTCTTCTACCTTTTCATCATTAGGTATTTCTTCAGGTATCATACGTTTTTCTTTTTCCGCTTTCCACATTACATAAAACGCAGGTCTCCAATAAGTTTCCAAACTCTTTGCTAATGTTATAGGATATTGTGAATTAGATAATTCAGCAAGCATACTTCTTGGGTTAGATACATCATCTTCTAATATGTCATACTTTACAATATCATCAACAA